TTTAGGTGTTGACATTGTTAAAAAAGCATTAGAAGCTCCATTATATCAAATTGTTAGTAATGCTGGCGGGAATGGTGATGTAGTAGTTCACTTTGTAAAAGAAGGTCAAGCAGCACATGGATATAATGCTCGTACGAATGAGTATGGCGATATGATTGAAATGGGTATTGTAGATCCAACCAAAGTAACCAGAACGGCAGTTGAAAATGCAGTATCAATTGCTTCAATGATTTTGATGACAGAATGTGTAATTGTAGATGAGCCTTCTAAAGAAGAAGAAGCTCCAATGCCAATGATGTAATGAAAAGATTTGCAAAACATAATTTCCAAATTGGGCCGGTGGAAGATATTCACCGGTCCTTGGACATTGTAGAACACGTACTCAATGAAGCACGCGATTTAGGATGCGAAGTTGAGATAGTAACATATGCATTGAAAATGATGAAGGAAAATCCTAAGTTACAAATTTCAGATGCAATCATTACATCAATAAATGAATGGGTGAAATGAGATCGGTATATCGTCACGGAGATAATGCATATATCATTAAAGATCAAAAACCAATTAGTTATTTTGGAAAAATCCTAGGTGAAGCTCCAAATATGGAATATGTACAAATGTATATGCAATGGCGTGAATGTGATCACGTATTAAGAAATGAAACTCACTTTATGTTTTGTGAAACTATAAAAGATGCTGAATATGAATTGGACGGCGATAGTATTGATTAGTGCCTGGATTATAGAATTAGGTTGGATAATGTACCAATTGATTAAATACATAACTCACGATGAAGATTAAATTTTATTTACATACAGTATGGGGCGATCATTTCAAACAATTAGCATTGATACCTACTATATTCATAACTAATAATAAATTTGAAAGAAATCGATTCTCAGTTCTAAGTATCAGCTTTTTAGCTTGGGACTTTGGTATATCATTTTACAAGGAATTATGAATAACATAGAACACGATTACCTTAAACTACTTAACGATATAATGGTTAAAGGAGTAGAAAAAACAGATAGAACCGGTACCGGTACTCGTTCTGTATTTGGCAGACAAATTCGTCATGATATGAGTTTAGGCTTTCCACTTCTTACAACTAAGAAGATGCCATTTAAAACTATTGTAACTGAGTTGTTATGGTTTTTAAAGGGAGATACTAATATCAAGTATTTGGTTGATAATGATGTTCATATCTGGGATGGCGATGCTTATAAGAATTACGAAAAGACAGTTAAGTTGTCAATTGACAAAGCTACTGACGAGGGTATTCTTAAGGACTCAACTGATTACAATATTCTAAGTAAAGAAGGATTCATTGATCGAATTAAAAACGATAATGATTTTGCTAAGCAGTGGGGTGAATTAGGACCAATTTATGGTAAGCAATGGAGAAGTTGGAATTTTCCTGAAGTGAATGGTTATTTTGGACCAATAGATCAAATTAAAATCCTTAGCCAATCACTCAAAACAAACCCAGACTCTAGACGATTAATGGTTTCAGCTTGGAATGTAGGTGAATTACATCAAATGATTCTTCCGCCTTGTCATTATGGATTTCAAGTTTATACAAGAGAGTTGAGTGCTAAAGAAAGAACAGCATTGGGTAGTAATGGTAGTACTAGGTTATATGATATGATTAAAGAAGGTGATTATACAACAGTTGATGCTGATGTAGAGATGCATAAAGTATGTGATGATGTTAATATCCCTAAGCGAGCAATCTCTTTAATGTGGAATCAACGCAGTGTGGATACACCATTAGGATTACCTTTCAATATTGCATCTTATGCTCTCTTATTAGAGTTATTGGCAAAAGAAACAAATATGGTTGCTGATGAATTAATTGGAAACTTAGGAGATTGTCATATCTATAACAATCAAATAGATGGGGTGAAAGAACAACTTACTCGCATACCAATGTCTCTAGGTAAATTAGTTATTAATGATGAATTTTGGAATCCGGATGCAGGAGTATTCGACCAACAAGATCTTAGGCCAACTGACTTTTATGTAGATGGATATGAATCGCATCCTAGAATTAATTTTCCCTTAAGCAATTAAGATTTAGGTGGTAAGCTGATATTTATATAAAAGGAATGTTATGCCGTATGTATACGAAACTCATAACCTAATTACAAATTGTAAGTATATTGGTTATTGTTCTAAAGAACCAAATAAATCTAAATCATACTTAGGGTCAGGTAAAATTCTAAATGCTGCTATAAAAAAATACGGTAAAGAAAATTTTTTGAAAACTATTATTAAAGAATTTGATAATGAAACTGATGCTCGTTTATATGAAGAATACTTAATTGATAAATATAACGCAATTAATAGTTCAGATTATTATAATTTAACAAAAGGTGGATTTGGAGGATGGTCTGATGCTGCAATAACTTCGAGATCATCATATGAAACAAAAAATAAAATACGAAATACACTTACGGGTAGAAAACGACCAAAAGAAGTTGGAGTAAAGTCCGGAATGAAATTAAAAGGACGAAAACAAACACCGGAGGCAATAGAAGCACGTAGAATAGGACTATTAAATTATTATAAAAATGCTGATAAAGATGTTTTAAATGATCGAAATAAAAAAGTATCAGTTGCATTAAAAGATAAACCTAAATCTGAAAGTACAAAGATTAAGTTAGGTAAATTAAATGCTAAATATTCAGATGAAATCATTTTACATGTTAAGCAATTAATTAATGACGGAGTACCATATAAACAAATTGAAAAACTATATGGCATTGGCGCAGAATCATGTACCCGAATTAAACAAGAAAAATCTTATAAATGGTTATGGACTTAATATCAACACATCCAATTAAAAAATCAGACCTAGGCTTCCATGGCAATCTTTTTGGAGGCGCACTTTTAAAATGGATTGACTCTTCCGCCGCAGGATACGCTATGCAATTATGCGATACGCCCCGTATGGTAACGGTATCAATTGATCAATGTAATTTCGAACGTCCAGCAAAGGAATCACAACTATTAAAGATATATGCACGACCAACTCGAGTTGGCAATACATCCATGACACTTTATATGGAAGCCCGAGCTCATAATGTATATACAGGCAAACAAGATCTCGTATTAAAAACACATATTACCTTTGTGCAAATTGATGAAGGTGGTAATTCTATTCCATTAGGTGAAAAAGCAAAAAAGCGTATTAGTACCATGTTAGAAACTAAGTAGTTTTATTCTCTAAGTTTGATATTTATTATTGAACATTAAAAAGGAGAGAACGAATGAAAAAACTAACAAGTTTATTAACCCTCCTTGCTGTTACATTACTTACATCAGTTACCTTATTTGCCCAAGCACCTGCCGCACCAGGCAATGGTATTTATGGATTAATTCATGCAGAATATCAAGTAGGGCCAACATCGCAAGGAACAACAACTGCAAATATTACTTTGCAGAACACAACATTAACGAAATACACTGCAACCCAGTTTCGTGTATTTTATGACAAAATTGCATTTACAAATGCAACAGTTGCATTGATTGGTTCAACTACGAACTTGGATATGCAATACGTAACTAATGCAGCTAATGGATATATTACTATTACATTGGTATATACAGGTGCATCGGCTACGTATACATTAGCAAACGGCGAGCGTTTTGCAATTACTTTCACTCACGCTGGGCCTGCAGTATTTAATAACTTAGTATCAATTACGCCTATGACTTGGACGGGAACGCAAACCTTCCAACAATATGCAGCAACTGGTGCAGGTATGGATACTACGTTGAATTTGCATAACTATGGCGGTAACTTCATTTTACCTACATTTACATTTGCAGGGACATTTACTAACGTAACTGGTACGGGTGCTAAAAACTTGTCATTAGCATTAGAAACGCGTCCTGCAGGCGGTTCTACATGGACACAACATTCAACATATACAACTAACAACTCAGGTAACTTCAACTTTACAGTTAACTTAGATACAACATATTGGGATGTACGTTTAGCTATTAAAGGTGATACGATGGATGTTGGTAACATTATTTCATCAACCGATGCACAATTGATTAATCAATGGGTATTAGGTAATGGCACAATGACAGGCTTTAATTATTATGCTGCTGATATCAACGGATCTAACAATGTTACTATTACAGATGCATACGGTGTATTTAGTCGCGTAGCAGGTAACTTCAATCAATGGCCAAATAACACTAAAGATGTTAAATTCTTTACAGCAACTGAATTTGCGACAATTGATGGATCATCGACAAACTTTACATCAACTATCCCAGGTGTAACTAACTTCAACTATGAGATTATTGCAAGTCAACCATCAACAGTAACATTCTATGTAGCTGTGCCAGGCGATGCAAATGGTACTGGTTATCATATGGCTCGTGCTACTCCAATTGAAATTTTAATTGATCCAACACCAGGCGTACCAAATCAAATCTATAATGTAATTGATAATACAGTAGAATATGATTTCCCAACTTCAGCAATCGAAGTGAATGTACCATACTTATCAGTTCAAGCTGGTAACTTAGTAGATATTCCAGTTAAAGTATTTACAAATGGACAACAACTTAATGCAATGCAATTTGGTTTAAAGTATGATCAAGATGTATTAGAGTTTAAAAACATCTATGCAACTAGTGCAGCAATGAAATGGTTAACTTATGTTAATCCTAATAATGGAGAAGTTAATTGGGGAGGATATGATCCAACTGATAATACTAATCCAATTAATGATGGAGATGAGGTTATACGCATTCAATTCTTGGCATTAGCACCACAATCTGCTTGGACAGAAAGTCCACTTTGGACAACTGACAAATATGCTGGTAATTTAATTCATAAAGATTTAGCAATCACTCCAGCAAATGGCGTGTTACAAGTAGTTAAAAGCACCGTAGGCGATGTTATTGATTTGAATACTATTGAATTATTTCCAAACCCAGTTTCAGAAGAAGTAGCAATTACATTTAATGTAGCAAATGCTTCATTGGATGCACAATTAGCAGTATATGATTTGCAAGGTAGAAAAGTAGTAACAATTTTATCGGGACAGTTACCTGCAGGCCAATACACATACGTTAAAAACTTGGGTCGCCTTGCTCCGGGAATGTATGTTGTAAGTTTGTCTTCAGATACAAATACTCCGATAGTAGAAAAATTAATTAAGGAATAAAAAAATGTCAGAAGAAATGAATGATGGCACATGGTCAGGTCTTAGAAAGACGATTGTTGGTACATTAGGCACGGTTGTAGCTGGTGGTGGTACCTGGTTAGGAGTTACGCTATTTGGCGGTGGTAATGAAGAACCTAAAGAAGAAACAAAAACAGAACAAGCAGCACCTGCTCCTGTAGTTGTTAATGTTCAACAGAACCAAGAAAATAAACAAAAGGTTGATAATGGCGGCGGTGTAGTTCGTGAAAGAATTATTGAAAGACCTGCAGCAACGCAGGCTCAACCAGAAAAACC